CCCACCTCCACCCCCGCCGGCCAGCACGGAAATTAAAGCTCAAATTGTGGAGGAGAGTGAACCCCATTTATCCTCCACATCCTCCACCCTCCATACGGGGCAAGACTTTCATCCTCCACACTATCCTCCACACTATCCTCCACAAAATCCTCCACAGCCCAAAGACTTTTCCACCTTCCCCCACCTCACTTCCGGCGATCGCCGAGCCAAGGAGAACCGAGCAGTGGAAATCAAACACAAGATATTTTCTTGCACCAATAAAGATGAGTTGGCCCATCTTCGCTCTAATGGTGGGTATTCCCCCAATGAGTTGTCATGGGTCTGGGAGAACTTTCTAGATCAAAAAGAGCGGCAACATATTAACTTGATCGCCCAAACCTCTCAGGCTTCCCTATTCGATGGAGCTAACACCGACGACGGCGATCGGTTACCCAAAGTTGGGGACACCATATTCGCTCGTTCGCTGGGCAGGGAAATACTGGTAATGGAAATCCACCATGATCACCTCGTTTACTGTTCCCCCACTGGCTGGGGAGAAGTGGGCGAGCTGGCACTGTCAGACTTGTATTAGCTTGCGGTTCCCTTCTGGGGCTTTTCAATGCGGTTCGCAGTGGCGCAGGCATTTTCTAGGTGTAGAGCAATACAAAGTTATGCACCACCACAGAAAAAAGCCCCCTACAGAGTAGAGGGCACTCCCTATGGTGGAAAGCTTGGCTAGGAGGGCTTGATCTCCCTGCTAAAACAGAATGACTCAGGGCGGCGGATCTGAATGTCGCAGGTTAGCAGTGCCCTTGCTTCGACTGAGCCAGACCGGAACCCAGTGCTGAACGGATTTGTGACGATCTCTAGTGAGCCCCAATTGCCAATTAAAAGTTGGCTGAAATCCCCAAAGATAATGGTGTGGAGGTCGGTGCTATTCCCCTTAGAACCGGATTTGGGCAGTTGCTCGCTACAGCCCGCCACATAGCCATTCATGCGCCCATCCTGCCAGATCCACTGGCTAACATTAGAGCTGTTTTGGGTAGTCAATTTAGCGGTTTTTCTGAGTCGAGCGGTCACCAGATAGGCTAAGTTGCCTTGATCGGCATTAGCTTCGGCGATCGCCGCTTCCATCTCCAACAGTAGATCCCAGCTCAGAAAATCACCGTCAGCACCACTAGAGGCTAAATCGTTGACGTTGGGCTGATTTAGTAGCCCAAGGGGTTCTAGTCCCCCCGCTCCATTTAGGGCGGCTCTGTCGAGTTCTAGAGCCATTACGCGTAACAAATCCTGCCTTACCAATGTTTCAATTTCTGGGGTGGATTGTAGAAGCATTTGGCGGGTGTAGCTAGTCAGCGCCCCCAAGGTTTTCGGGCGCATATTGATCAACCCGAAGTTAATCGAAGACTCTGTAACGGGCTGATTTTCGTCCACCCAATATGTACTAAGCCCCGACAATTGCTTAGGTATATCGAGGTTCCCCACTAGCCCAGAAATGGTACGAGCCCCCATTTGGGTGACTAGAGTTTTGTTGCTCAGAACGTCAATAAAATTGCCAGAGTCTAGCGAAGTTTCTACCAAATTCCCCCCGTACAATCCACCGCCCCCGCCAACAGACTGAATGGCCCGAGAGCCCCAGCCGAGGTCATGGGTTGGGATTAGGGTTCCCCTGATGCTCCTCTGTTTTTCCTCTGGCAGGGCTCGGATCAAGGTATCGTGACACTCACGCTCTAAGCCGCCCAGTTCATGGGTGGGGTGAGCCAAAACCTTGCAAAGGCTGAAACCGTTTACCTCGGTGTTGCTAAGCCCTAGGGCTCGCTCTTTCTTGCCCCTTTGTTCAAGGATATCTGAGCACAATTCCCGCGCCTTATAAACGCTTGCACCTGAGCTAATGAGTCGATCCGCCCAAGCTTGCCCCATATCCCACTGAGTAGCCATAGATTGAATTGATCGAACTCTTTGCCGTTCTTCTAAAACTCCTAGATCTGTTGCCATATTCCCCCCTAGGGAAAAACTTACTTCCCTAGTTTGGATTTATACATATCCTTTAGATAGTTAAAGATCGGGGGGCTCTAAATAAAAGTACAACTGATTAGAAGATGATAACTGGTTAAATGCCTGCGAAACTTTTATCCTGCTTTGCTCTGTGGGTTCTTGACTCAGGCGATCGAGGGCTGATTCTAACTCCCTAAAGGACTCAACAAAAAGCCTCGATTTGCGGAAACTTGGATCGCTTAAATGCAAGTTAACCTCTAACTCTGCCCGACGGTAGGCAAACTCTAGCGATCGTAAATAGTCCCGCCCAGCACTCTCGACTACAGCCATCCGAACGATAGGGTTAATGTAATTAAATTTGGGCTTTACCGGCTCATTGTGCATTGCTTTTCTCCTCGTTTTGGGTCAAGTACCAGAGTTTTTTGTCTGGGTTGTAAGCGTACTTTTTGTCGGGAGTGGTGCGTGGTTTCCCCCCCCCTTTTGGGTTGGCCCATGTTCGCACAGTGCTCCCAGTTTTGCCGTAGATCTCGCTAATTTCCCCATGGCTTAAACCATCTTCCACTGCAATTGTGTCCGCCGTTTCGGGGTCTAATCCACCATCACTTTCCCCAAAATTTTGGGTAATGTTGGATTCTTTCTTGAGGTCGTTCATTGCCAACATTTGAACGGCGATCGCCGATTGCACCTCCGCCCGTACCAACTCTTTCAAGTCCTCCGAGCTTACGTTCACATTTGGCAGTGGGAAGGGTTCCCCCTCGACACAATGCAAGGCCAGAGCCTCGATCAGGGCCGTGACACTGGTTCCCCTTGCCGTACACCATTGCCGCCATTTTTCTTTAAGTTCAGAGGCGATCGCCACATTGAGCTGATCTTTCCTTTTCATAGTCCTATCCTAGTCTAGTCTATCCCATTATACCCCATGCCCAGCAAGGTTTTCGGCTATTAGCAAAACTTTTTTCTGCAAACCACTTGACAATCTAGACTAGACTAGACTATTATGTATTTCATGGGTCGAGGGAACCGCTACACACCCCGCCCAAACCCTTACCGCACCTAGAATTATGAATATCGTTTTCTCCCTTGACGGGGCAATCATCGCCGCCACAGTTGCCGAGTGGGTGATCCGAGATGGGATCGGAGTTATCAGCCTGACCCATTCGGAAGTTGAGGAAATCATAATCGAGCCCAACAAAATAACCGTTGACGGGCAAGATGCAAAAATCCTTGAAATGACCCCAGACATCCGTAAATACCTGTAAACCATCGCCACATAGAGAGAAGCTAAAAATGGAAAATTTAATAATCTGCACCGCTCTGTACCTTGTTGCAGTGGCGATCGCCTATTGCCCAGAGCGCCGCAAAGTTGCCGCCCCTATCAACTATTTTCCTGAGGTCGAGGAAACCACCGACTGGCAAGAAATGTTAATCAGTCCCCGCACTGTGGAAGCCGTAAAAAAAGTAACCGAGTTTATGGCGGATCAACTAGAACCCGAACCCGCACCAGAACCCACCAAAACCGAGCCAAAACCAACTTTGTCTACTCTGCTAAAAGATGAGTTTGTAAAGCCCCTTCAAGACGTAAAAAACCTACCGATCCGAGAGCTTTATCAAATGGCCGCCGCCGCCGGTCTTAAGAACGTCAAAAAAATGACCAAGGCGCAACTAATCGAAGCCTTAGCCTAAGGCGAACCGGCCTGGGCATGCCGGCCAAAACTGCCTAGTTAACTAACAAATCAAACCAACTTAACCCTATGGAAACTACCACAAAACCGACGGCGATCGATTCCCCCACTGCAATGATTAACTTCGCCACACTAAAGGATATGCTCGATCATTCTCGTGACTCTATGGAATTTTTAGCCCAAGCCGAGGCCATCCTAAATTTGGTTATAGAATCCCTCGACAAAGGGGATGCCGAAAGCGAAACTAAGCGCCTAGCCATTCAGTGTTCACTAGGGAAAATTGTCGATACCTATAACACCCTTGACACTTGCCTTTGCTTCCCCTTGCACCGAGCCCTAACCGAGGAATAATCGTCCCCAAAAAAAAGCCCCATTGCATTAATGGGGCGGGCACGGAGGAGTATGATGATATTTCAATGGTTTATTTATACATAACTTGTATAAATCCATTATCAGGGAAAAATAAAAAGGGAAGATCAAATGAGTAATTTTCTAACTAAGTTTTTTGGCCAACCTACCCCCGTTATTCCCACCCGAACCGCTCGGCCTTACCAAATCCGACGTTACGCAGGGGCGGGTTCCCAAACCACAGGACTGAACGGCTGGCATCCTAGTCAATCCTCGGCAGATAACGAGCTTTGGGGAAGCTTGCAAATTCTGATCAATAGGTCGAGGTCTTTATATCGTGACGATTCTAATATCTTCACGGCGATCGAGGAGCTGTGTAGTTTGGTTATTGATCGGGGGCTAACTCTGCAATCAAAAATCAAGTTACCCGACGGCGAATACAATGCCCCAACAAATAGCCTGATAGAGGAAAGATTCAACCTTTGGGCTAACAATCCCCAGTGGTGTGACGTTACGGGCACACAGACATTCTGGCAGATGCAGAGCTGTGCATTTAGAAGTCAACTGGTAGATGGTGGGGTTCTGGTGCGGTTGGTTCCCCTTCCCTTTGGTGATAGTCCTCTTCCCTTAGCACTGGAATTAATCGAGGTGGATCAGCTTGACTGCAAAACTAGCAGAGCCCCTAATGGGAACGAGATCAGGATGGGGGTGGAGGTCGATCGCCGCTGGCGTAAGCCTGTAGCCTATTGGGTGCTAGAAAGCCATCCTGGTGACCTCTTAGCTGGGCAGTCCCCTAATGGGTCGAGGGCTCGCCGTATTCCCGCCGGTGAAGTGATCCACGTTTTCACCCAAGCCCGCCCAGGGCAAACCCGAGGGGTGCCGGCGATCGCCCCTGGTATCCTCAAGGCTCGAAACCTGCTGGGGCTTGAGGAGAGCGAAGTGGTTAAAAGTCGGGTGCAGTCTTGTATTGCCGCCTTTATTGAAAACGAGAGCCCCGACTTTGAGCCTGCTGTAGATGAATACGGCGATCCTATCCTCGACTTATTCCCTGGTGCGGTGCAATATTTAAACCCAGGGCAGAAGTTGTCAAGCTTTAACCCCAGCGCACCTAACCCCAACCTCCCAGCCTTTGTACAGCATTTTCAGAGGAGCTTAGCGGGCATTTTTGGGCTCAGCGCACACCATATCCACCGAGACCTGAGCCAAGCCAATTACTCTAGTCTGAGGGAAGGGAAACTATCAGAGTGGAGGAGAATCAAAGGGTATCGGGAAAATTTAAACCGTGACTTGAACTGCCCCGTCTTTTTGCGCTGGCTAGATGCCGCCGTTGTGGCAGGCTGGATCACACTCCCAGAATATGAACTAGCCAAACAAAATCACGCATTCTCTTTCCACGGCCAGCCCCTTGACTGGGTAGATCCTTTGAAAGATTTGGGGGCAGTTGAAAAGCAAATTAGCCTAGGGCTAACTACCCGAACCCAAGTCCTAGCAGAAAAGGGGCTTGACTACTCGGATATTTTGGCAGAAAGAGCCAAGGAGATCGCACTGGAAAAAAAATACAAGGTTAGCTTCGATAATGCGCCCAACCGCCGTAATTTGGGCTCTGATGACTCGATAACGGTTAACCTTAGCCTAGATGGTCAAACCGTTAGCAGGACGGCTCAACGCTCAAAATAATGGCAGTGGAGGAAATGTGCATTATTACACCCTTGACTAGGTTAGCCTAGCCTGTCTAGGTATTGTTAAGCTTTGTTGCTTTTCAGGGTCTGACACCATGCTGAGGCTTTGGGGGGTGTGGAAGAGTTTACATTGTCAACTCTATTACTTGGTCTTCCTTTTGTCTGACACCATGCTGAGGCTTTGGGGGTGTAAAAACAATTCGGAACCTAGTGCCGAATTGAATGTTAAACAGGAGTGTCTGACACCATGCTGAGGCTTTGGGGGGTGTAAATCCCTCGGTAAATGGGCTTGCTACAGTTGTAGCAACTTCTGCTACATCGTCCTCTGAATCACTGCTACAAACAATACTGAAAGTTGTAGCAACAAGGTCTGACACCATGCTGAGGCTTTGGGGGGTGTAAATCCTATTCCCCTGATTTTTACAGGACATTACATTGTAATCTCCGTCTGACACCATGCTGAGGCTTTGGGGGGTTGTTGTTACGACTTTTGAATTTACCCGTAACAACCAACAGGATGAAGACGTAACAGATTTTGTTACGGACGTAACAAGCCCTTTTACTGAGGGATTACTCCGAGCCATTGCATAGTGGGAAAGTGAACGGCGATCGCCTACTCAATGACCACGGTTCCCTTCTGGGGCTTTTTAATGCGGTGGGCGTAGCCTCGACCATTTTTTAGATACAAAGGTTTTTTAAGGTTTAGTGGTGGTGGCACTCAAAAAAAAGCCATATATAAAGCTTGTATAAATAAATAATTCATTTAAACCTTAGAGGATTGACTACCATGCCAGCCCTTAAAATGCGCCCTAGTGAGCCCAAAAATTATGCCCAAGCCGCTATTTACTTGACCGAACCCCAGCTTCTTTGGATCAACGGCCAAGCCAAAAAACGGGGCATTACTCGCTCCTGTTTGATTAAGTTAGCTCTGGGGGAATATCTGGGCGGTTTTCCTGAATAGCTATACGAAAGTAGCCCCAACTCTAGTAAGCTAGGGCTAAGCCAAATTATTTGGAATTTAACCAAAAACCGTAAGCCGAAACTGTGCAAAGGCGGAAGCTTACGGATCAACAAAAACGCCCAAGGAGGGCTAGAGAAATGATTGATCTAATGACTCAGATTCAACCTTTAGAAGTGATTGCCGAGGGGCAAACGAATAAACAAGTGATCTTAAGTGAACCAGACAAACCAGTGATCAGCATGGATTTAGTTACCGTCAAACCCGACAAAGCAATGATCAGCCTGAATTCATCTACCATCATACCTGACCCAGACCCTAAACTCAAGACTCCCAGCCACATTACCCAAAACCATTGGCAGGAGTGGGTTTTGGGCTCTGGGGTAGATCCGAAGATAGCCGAGCAAAGTCTAGAGAGCATAGGCGATCGCCAGGAGATAGCCAAGATC